CCCCGATGGCACAATCATATTTGACCGCCACATTCTTATAACGGCCATGGTCTAAAATGTATGCGCCGTTTCGTCCGGGAATCTCTACCGATTCTGTATCGCGCGCCGCACTATCGAACACGTTTACATCGGTGATATATACGCTATGATCTTTTGAACTCTCACCCGCGAACCGAAATGCGGGGAACTTGTTTTGTACTGTTATCACGCCCATGCCGCTTTTCTCCGTTTCGTGCTTGTAATCAATCTTTGCTCAACTAACCGCGCGATGGTTTCGGGGTCACTTCCCGCCGGCGGGTAAACGTTGATGGTTACTTCACCGCCGCCGCCTGTGGCTTGCCGAATATCCCGCATCAAGGCCGCGCGGCCATATAGCAACTCATCATTACGCTCGCCGGCCCCGAATAACGTGGCACCGCGGAACATGTACGGGTTATTTTCTGCCTTGCGGTACCACTCCACATTGAATTTCGGTAATTCGCCCTTTCCGGCAATTCCCCATGGTGCTTTACCGCCGGACACGCTAATATGGGGTAGTTTCAGGCCGTCAAATATCTTCCCCAACGTAACCGGGAAAAAACCCTTGATGCGTTCAATGATGCCCTTGATTTTGGACCATGCGCCGCTAAACGGCGCGGAAATGATGGTACCCAAACCCTTCACCGCGGAATGTAACGCGGTGCGAATAAGTGAAAACGAACTTTTGATAGTGGTGACACCTAACTTAATAACGCCCAAAATGATGCCCGGCAAGTTTTTGATTAGTGTTGCGCCCACCGATACAAGGATTTTCGCCGCCGCTTGTACGATCTTCGGCGCGGATTGCCCGATGTATTGCACGGCCCTTTTGATTACCGTGCCAATTTTGGATAGCAACCCCGGTATGTTGTTAATGATTCCGTTTGCAAACTTTGTAACGGTATCTTGTGCCGCCTGTAAATAGGTAGGCCCGTTATTCTTGATAGTGGTAATGGCGTTCGTGATCGCCGTTGACACCGCCGTTTTGATGGCGGGCCAATGCTCAATAATCATGCGGGGAATACCTAACAGGATATTACCGATGGCCGGCAAAACGTTTTTGGCCACCGTGATCACGGAACTAAACAACGCCACCATGTTCGGGTAAATGTCATTACCCAATGCGAGATTACCCAACAAATCTTGGTATGCGGCTTTCATCATTCCGATACTGCCCGAAATGGTTTCGCTTGCTTCTTTCTGTGTGGTCCCTGTGATGCCGATTTCGCCCTGTATTACATGGATTGCTTCATATACATCATTTAGATTGTCGATGTTGTATTCTACGCCGCTAATTTTGCTTGCGTCTTGCAACAACCTTTCCATCTCTGTTTTGGTGCCGCCGTATCCCAATTTGAGATTATCGAGCATGGTATAATTCTGCTTTGCAAAACCTTGATAGGCGTTTTGGATATTCTCGATAGGCGTACCCATCTTATTAGCATTGTCCGCCATGTCAATCATGGCCATGTTTGCAACATCGGCCGCCGCGTCTACATCGCCGCCCATGGAACTAATCAAGCCCGCGCTATAACTCGTTACTTGTTGCATGTACTCGTTCGCGCTTACGCCGCTTGTCATGTATGCTTGATTGGCGTACTTCATCATCTTGTCAGACGCGCCTTTGTATAGCGTTTCAATGCCGCCCATACTCTGTTGCAAATCAGCACCGGCAAACAAGGAATTGGAAATCAGTTTGCCGGCACCCGCCGCGGCAAGTACACCCGCCATACTCTTAACAAGCGCACCGCCGGAAAGTTTACCCGCGGACGCTCCCGCCGCTTCTGCGCCCGGTCCTAACGCCTTGGATATTTGGCCCTGTACTCCCGTTGCGGTGGGCATGATTCGCACATAAGCGGTGCCTATTGTGTTAGCCATTTTTCAATGCCCTCTCTATGATCTTTTGGCGGGCCGCTTCGTATTCTTCCGCGGTGTCGAATCCAAACGCGCCGCGGTCCGTGCTTCCGCCTAAAATGGTATCCAGTAAATAATGCGGCTTTGGTGTGTTTTCGTCCGCGCCTATCTGATAGCGTAACGCGGTCAATTCGTCCATGATCGCCGCCGCAATTAGCAAAAAAGGCGGGGATACTTCTACCCCCGCCAGTTTCCGCATTATTCGGCTATCCGCGCTCAACCCACATGCCAATGTTGCGGCAAGTGATGCCGGCAACGTGTGAATGTCGAAAACGTGGTATGTTTCGGCAAAATCACAAATAACGGCGGCGCGATCTTCCGCCAACATGTGGGCAAGCATCATCAGTTTTTTGCATCATCGCCCAACGCGTCAAAAATGGCCGCTACGGCCGCCGTAACCTCTGTCGCCTTAACTCTCCCATTCTTTCCGCGCAAATGCTCGTATAGGGCCTTTTTTTGGTCCTCTCCAAGCACCATAGACACCACGGCCCCCATCTTTAGTGCGTTTTCATCTGCGGCCGCTAATGCTTCCAAAATCTCCATGTCGTCTTTGATATCTTCATCAATCTTACATGTGAAACCGTTTTCCAATTCGATTTTGCGAATAGCCATTTTTCGCCCCTTTCCATCAAACCTTATTACGGTTTGATAATGTATTCATAATGTGTTTGACCGGCGGTATCCGGGAACGCCGCCACCGTGGTTTCATATCCCACGGGGTCCGTGTCGTTGTACGTGATTTCCCCGACTTCCGTCACCTTGGCATTCGGTAACACCGTACGCTTGTATGCACCGTCACGCATAAGGATTTCCACAACGAAACAATGCGCCACAGGTTCATCGGCGTTTGCCTTAACCGTGATGCCGGTGGATAAAGTGCCGGTCACGTTACTGTCGCCATAAACGGCTTTGAGTACCTCAATATTAAGGGCTTCAATCAGAGTGAATCCCCATTCGTCCGGCTTTTCTTCCTGTCCTGTCAGAACGATATCACCGCCATAAGCGCGGGTGGTGGTCACGCTCGCGCTATTGTTGTTTGTGATACCGTCCTCGGACACATACCCCAACGACTTAAAAGCCGCATCAAGGGCCGTTGTTGCGTCCGTGGGTAACGTGGACCCAAGCGGCGCAATATATACCGCGCCGGCCTTTTTCGGCTTACTCGCGGATACATAGTCTACTGTCTGTGCCATGTCTTATTATCTCCTATACATTGTAGTGCGTTATGTCGAAAACGGCTTGATACCGTGGGCGTTTTCTTGTGGTATCGGTAAACATGTATACATTGTCAAGGCGGCAAGCACTCACGCCCGGCCCGTCCGTCAATGTGTCCATGATCTCCACCATGTTTTCAATCAACTCTGCCGCGCGTTCCGCCGTCCGTGCATAACTTTGAATGGCCACCGTTACCGTTTCAATGTGGTTATCCCTTGCCGTGCCTGTACGGTCAATAACAAAAAATTCATTTGGCATGACTTCGGGGACAAACACATATACCGGGGTATCGGTGTTCGCTTCTATATGCTCAATCAAATATTTTTCAATCATGTTACTTCCTACCGCCCATGGCTTTAAGTAAAGTATTGTTGCGGTTATTGTCGCGCATCGCGTCCGGCGTGTCGGTGTATACCATCGCCAACGCCCTTTTACGGCCGTGCTTACTGCTCGCGGCGTAACCCTCACCGGCGCGGGCCTGTATGGCTTCCGCGGTCCTTGTGATTTCCTCAAGGACAAACTCACTATTTAACACTTCCGTACTAAACGCCCGTATGTCTAATCTGAAATCAACATTCCGCGCCATGACTACACCGCCCCATCAATACGTTCCACCATGATCTTTTTATTCCACGCAAGCGGGATATTTTCGTCCATGCCCTGTTCCGGCGCGCCGAACACCCGCCATGTTTTACCCCAAAACGATACCGTGTTGTTTTCCCATGTGTGCGCGTCCCCTTTCGGGATCGCTAATTGGTATACTTCGTTCCGGCCCTCTAATTCGGATTGGTCCACAATGTCATTAGCGGACACCGGCGCAATAAGTACATTATCCACCACGGTTTCGATGGGTTCGCCGTAAATGGGAGCATTGAAAGAATCCACGCCAACTTGCACGCGCTCATAAAGTGTAATCGCCTGTCCTAATAGCATAGATTTCTTGCACCCCCCACCGTTGCCGGCGTAATCCAAGCCGTTTAATGTCGTTGCGTAAAATGGGAATGTTCGAGCCACCGGGAATGGCATATGTACCACTCCACGAATAACCCAATGCCGATTGGCTTTCCTGTGATAATGCCGCGCCGGTGCTTGTGGTGGGTTCCTTTAAGGCACGTACCACAATATCGACCGTCACGCCCATGACCACGTTAGCATACACGGTGGATTCTTCCACCATCGCATCGAGATCGCGCCCCGCGCGTTCCGCTTCAATTCGCAACGTGTCAGAAACAACGGGCAATAGAACTATTGCCCGCGTTTCTTCCTCACTCGTTAATGGCCGCCATAACGCTTCAATGTTATCTACTGTTGCAAATGCGTTATTATCTGCCATTGTGTTCTATCCTTTCGCTTATTCCGGCGTAACCATCGCAAATGCGGACGGGTCAAGGATACCCCAACCGATGTAGGCTTCCGCCCTCAGATATACTTGATTTCTGTACTTCAGATCGCCGGCGTTACTGTTGTCGGGGTTACCATAGCGGATTACCTCAACTTCTACATCACGGGCATATCCCCATCTGAACGCATTCTCAAAATCGCCAACATAGGCAAGGGCCGCCGGCGTGGCACCGTAAGAAACGGTGGGCGCAACCGCGGAACGATGGCCGCGGAACATTTCGGGATTGCCGCCAAAACTGTATTCCGGCGCGGCAATTACGCCATTAGCGGGCGAGCCAAGAACACCCGCAAGGCTCGGCGCGATGGCAAGGCCATTAACCTCGTCAACGGCACTAATGGCGGATACGAAATCGGCCATGCCGGCACCCGTGCCGAACTTGTTCGCGGACGCGATGGCGGTATCAAATGCATTGGTGGTAGGAATCAGCGTGGACGCGGTACCCGTGCGGGGATTAACGCGGTGCATGGCTCCCAAATCGAGCGCGCGGGCGAAACTCTTTGAGGCACCCCCTGCGAACTCTCTCATAATGTCCATACCCTCTTCTTCGCTACCATAGATAAATTCATCGGACACTCTCGCGCCGTATTCCATCTTGATGGGCTGAATGGTTACCGGGGTAGCGGTGATGCCGCCGTCCGGCTTCACATCGGATTCCGCAACAAAATTGGCCTCATTGGCGAAATTGAAAGTAAAAACGGTATTGCCATTGAACGCAAGCGGCTTGGCATCGCTGATTCTCGCAAGCGCGCTTTTGCCCTTAACTGCATTGAACATTTCCGCGACTACGGCCGCGGGCATATTGGTCCCTCTGTTCAGAACATCTGCCATTGTCTTTATTTCCTTTCTTACTTGAATAATTCGCGCGTCATGTTTCGCAACGCGCTATCTGTGTCGCTTTCCTGTGGTTTGTCCACATCGAACATGGGCGGAACATGACCGCGGCCCACCATCTTTTTAATGGCTTCCGCGTCTTTCATGATCGCTTCCTCATCGTCACCGGCTAAACGGTCCGCGAACTCGATAGGCAAACCGGCGGCCACCGCCGCCCGCAACTTTACGCCCGCCATTTTTTCCTTGTCCATGGCGGCCGTTAATTCTGCCATTGTCTTTTCCGCTTCCGCCTTGCCGGCTTCCGATTCCTTGATTTTGGCTTTTAACTGCTCGATGGTGTCCGCGCTTCCTTTCGCGTCATTGGCGGCCTTTTCCAATTCCGCGATGCGGCTTTCGTACTCTTTCGCCGTGGAACGCTTCACCCTCTCGATGCGGTCATGTACCATGTCATCGAACTGTTCTTGTGTTTCAATGATTTTGAAATCTGCCATGTTTTGCCCTTTCCCCACTAAAACCCGGTGGTATCGGTAAATATGCGAATAGCCGGCGGACGCGCCGCCGAACTAATACCGCACTTGTTGTTTATTGCTTGCCCTATACTCTACACACGAATAAAACGCGATGATCGCGGATTCCAATAGCGCTATTTCTATTGGGTCACGTATGGCGCGATACCCGAAACCGCCCGCGGTGCCGATTGGCCTTTTTTCGCAATTCGCCGCCGCTTGCGCCAATGCGGGCTGACCGCCGTGCGCGATGCCTTTAGAGAATAACGCCTGTTCAAATAAGTTGTTGGCGGTGCATACCTCTTTAACGGTCATTTGTGCCGGTGCTTTTAGGCGGTTCCGGCGCATCTCTTGCGCTAACTGTTCGCCCGCCGCGCCGTCCACGGTCACCGTTGCCGGATTCGTGGCCCGCACAAAATCCAAAATCCACGCGTTACCGCCGCGAACTTCCCTACAATCAATGCACTCAATAAAAACGCGATTATCGGCCATTTTGGCCGCTACGGCCATACATGCATTTGTGCCGTCATGCCCGTACTTGATGCCCACATGCAAGGGACCCACCAAACGCGGCGCGCCGTCAATTTTAAGCGCGTCCCATTCCTCTTTCGTGATCGCGGATTTCAGATTGTAGCGAATCCATAGGCCCAAACGTTGGATATTAAAATCGTCAACATCTTCGCCTATTTCGTCCGCTATCTTTCGTTCCGTCAAAATCACGCCCAATGATGGATTGGTTTCATACCATGCGGCGCGGTCCTGTGGGTCCGTTTTTTCATTCACGGACCATTCCGCCCACCCCGCATTGGCGCGCTCTCCGTTTAGCGTGTCCCGCCGTAATTTTGTGAATACCGTCCCACCCGACAACGGTGTGGGCGGTGTGCCACAAAATAATGTCTGTGGATTCTTGGAATCGCTGACAACGTACTGCAACGCGCTTTGTTGGTCCTCGGTGTATTCCTGTGCTTCGTCAATGATTAACAGGTCGAACCCCTCGCCCAAACCGCCTTTTGTGGACCGGGTACGGAAATCAATCCGCCCGCCGGTGCTTTTTAGCCGTACCGATTCCATTCCTAATGTGCTTGTGGTTTTGTAATCATCGGGATACGTGTATCCGGCATCTTCTAACAACTTTTTGATACGTTCCCACGCCATGTGGCTTGTGGCGGTACGGTGGGCCGTGTGTAACACGCTTTCGCCCTGTTCCAATGCGTATAATTCACGAATCGCAACTACCTCATTTTTACCGTTTCGGCGTGGTAATGAGTAACCGAATCGCGTATGCGTGAATAATCCATCATCGTTTACCGCGAGAATGTCCGCCAATAATAGCCGTTGCCATTCTTGCGCCGTCCGCCCTGTTTTGGCGTATAACTCCACCGCCCTTTCTCCGTATGTCTGTGTATAAGGCAAGATATAAGATTTAGTGGGGGTTTGCCGGGCCACCATTGTTTCGTTGGTGTCCATATTAACCCCCGATCTATAACAAAACCCGCCGCACTATTGCGGCGCGTATGCTATCACCATAAAGGCGGCCATAAAGGCCGCCCCATGTTCCCCGCCGTTTTTGTGGCCGGCGTAGCCGTGGACGCTTCGCGATATGGCTTGATACGCCGTATCGCGTCACGTTCCAACCTTTGATAAAACGCGCCGGGTTCCTTAATGCCGGCGCGTGCTATAACTCTTTCATGGCCGCTAAACGGTCCGCGAAAAACTCCACCCAAAACGGATTCTCGCGGTTAAATGTCGCCAATTCGTCCGCGGTCAACTTTTGGGGATAATCTTCAAACAGGTTATACACCTTGCCGCCGGGACCAACACGAAACAGGAACACGCCCACGCGCCCCGTGTTGCTTGCCCATTCGACCGTATCGCCCTCGTTTTTCTTCTGCCACATGTAACTACTTGACACTACCGCCCTCGCTTTTCTTCTGCCCTTTTACCCCGGTTTGGGTGTACGGCAAGATATCGCCCAATTCGTCCGAATCCGCGAGCGATTCCACATCAATCAAAAAATTCGGCCGTTGCGGCGGATTCATCATGCCGGGGAATGGCTTTTCACACCCGAAACGATCACGCAAGGTTGTTGTGATAAACAACTGCCACCCGTTGCCCGCCGGGTTTGGGTGTTGTAACTCCAAATAGCGGAAATACCCGTCCGGGCCTTTCTTAATCACCGCCGCATGGGACCCTACCGCCATGATATATTCTTTCCCTGTTTCGGCTTTCGCCATCAATTCTTCCGCGCCCTTGTAATCGTCAATGTTCAACACTTCCCACGCTTTCACATCGGGCAACTGCGTGAACTTTCGCACCGTGGTATTTAGTGAGAAATAGTCCTGTGATTTACCGCCGCGGAAATCAAGTACATCATACCCGCCTTTGTTGCCTGTGTATGTCAAGGCCGCTGACATGCAACTGCCTTTCGTATCATCGCCGCCCGCAACCCTTTTAATGATTTCTTCCTCGCTTAATGGTTGCTTGTGCTTTGTTACCTTTCGTTTAGGCACATGCGCCAATTCTGCGCCGCTTGATACTGGATTGGTGGCGGCCGCGATCGTTTGCGGTGTCACCGCCGCTACTGTCGCCGCCGGTGGCGGTGTAACCGGCGCGGATATCGGGAAATAGTTTGCACGGTTTGCCACCGCCGCGGGGTTTGTGCTATCCACAATGTACCATGTAGAGCCACCGCCGCGCATGGTATCCACGCGCCCCGTTGCCGCCGTGTACTTGATGATACAATTGCACCGATCATGCCGCCGCCAAACATCGCGCGGCACTTGCGGCCCCTCGTACTTTCCGGCGACACTTTGGCACCATTCGCATGTCTTACCAACGGCGATTCGTTCAACGGACGGCCACAAACCGGCGCGGCCTTGAAACTCGTAATTTGCTTTTATTTTCGCGTCCACAACGCTTTCGGTATAATTGGTCAATACGCCGCTTTTTAGAATCCATTTGATATCGTCATAGGATTCCGCACCCGCCAAACGGTCGATAATGCCCTGTGTTCTGTCCGTCATATCTCGACCCCCTCGACCGGGTTCAGACCGATGCCGGCGCGCTCGTTAATCAACTTTTGCACGCCGTCCGAATATTCCGCCGCCATAGCCTGTACCATTAGCAACATAGGCCGTACAACTTTGTCGGCTATGTTGTAATACATGCGCCCGTTTGGCAAACGATCTTCCGTGATCGTGTCCGAAAACGCATCGGCCAAACACTCACCAAGGGCCACCGCGTAATGGTAGGCGTTCACATAGTCCGCGGAACCGTCACGCAACGCGCGGGCCGCCGCGCTGATATCGCGATTCTTATTCAGATAATAGCGGAACCGCTTTTGTACATCTTCAAGCAGTCCCGGCGCGATATCGTTGGCCATTTATTCGCCCCCCGTGTATCCTGTCAAATCGTCCATCAATGCGCGGTCGAAATAACCCGGCAACGCTTGATTGATTTTAATGGCACCATCGCCAATGCCCGAAATGGCGGCCGCGTCCGGCTCAAAAACGGGGTACCATTTCGCGGTGGTTAAATACACCTGTTCCCGCCGATACGGTACATTGTCACGCAAGCATGCCGCAAGATATCCGGCATTGATAAAGCCGGTGGCAAATGTCATTTGTGCTTTCCTTGCCGTCAAACGCAAGTTTTCATGGGCCGCCTTGATGGCTTCCGCGCTCTGTGGGTTTTCCGTGGGGAATCCTAAATCGTCAAGTGTCAACCCGCTTTCGCCCGCAAACAGGCCCGCCCACATTCTTAATTGGTCATTGTGCGGTGACATGCTCTGTTGCGCGAACTCTCCGAATTGTGGGTGGTCCCCTTCTTCGTCTTTCGTGATCTCGATTAAACTGGACATTGTGGCCCGCCATTTATCAAGCGGGTCCGCGTCCTGTGATGTACCTACAACCCACCGTTGCGGAAAACTGAAAAACTCCGCGGAAATCTCCGCCCGCTTTACGGTGCGAATTGCGCTACTTGTGATATCCATAGCCGCCCGCGAAATGCGAGAATGTCCAAACGGCCGTTTAGCATCGGGCCGATAGATCACCGGCACCAAAAGCGGATACGGCGCGATGTTCTCAAACAATTCGGGTTCCTTTTCGCCCTTGCGGTAAATCCATGTTTGGCCCGTAATGAAATACGCTTCCACCGTGGGCCGATCGCCTTTGTCGCGCTCCAATACGGCGTACCCCTCAAACAGTAATCCTGTGATTGGGTCAATAATGCCGGTGGCGTTCCCGCCGTCAATCACTTGCAACCGTGGGAATCCGCTTTCATCTTGGCTAATGTAAATAAAATCACAAGAGCCAATAAGCGCGCCCAAAATGGCACTATTGAAAAGAACATCACGATTATTAAGGTTATAAATACCGTTAAAATCGAACACATCATTTTGAAACTCGCGGAACGCTAAACGGTCCGCCAAACTGTCTACCGCTTTTGCCGGCCACCCCAAAACCGCTTTCCATTCGCGTAACTGCGGCGGCGTGCTGATACCAAGATCGCGGGTCACATTTTTGCCCTCATAGAACTTGTACCGCAAGTTTACCCGGTGCCGCTTTTGGCGTAGGCGGCTCCGTAAATAATCTATGCCTTTGTATTCCATCTAAAAATCCCTGTTAAATATTCACA